GTAATTTTTGTTTTTCTTCAACTGATAAACTTGTTAATTTACTAATATTTGCTTTTAAAAATTCTGGTTGAGAAACTGCAAGAGAAGCTCCTAAAGTATTTTCTCCAAATTTTAAATATAATTCTGCTTGTTGTTTTTTAACACCAGAATCTTGTAATGTAGTGTCTTGTTCTATTCTTGAAAGAACATTTTTTTTATAAGCTTCTAAATAACTAATTCCATTTAATTTTAATGCCAAAGCATCTTTCATAACAAAATCATCTGTTATTTTTTTAGTATCTTGAAACTGTGTATTTCTTGAATCTAATAATGCTTTTGTTTTAAATATACCTGCAGTAGCATAGAATTTTTTTTCTAATGCTTTTTTAGTAAAATTGTCTAACTCTCCAACTTTATTTGTTTGTGCATACTCCCATAATTTATTAACACCATTGTCAAAAGAATTAGAAGCATCACCGGGATTACCATTTGCTCCTGTTTCACTTTGTATTGTATATAATCCTTTAGTACCATTATCTTGATTAACATATAAATCAGCAAGTATTAGTGTTGCTTTATTATCTGCTTCTAATTTTTTTTCTTTTACATACTCATTTGACAAAGTTTTTTGTAATGATTGTGTTGCAGTAAATATATTGTTTGCTGGAGACATTTGTATATTTGACGTAACACTTCCAGTTTGTGTTGTCATTTCTGCTCCAGATGTAAATGTAGGTATTTTTGGCATTACTGATTCCTTGATCTGTTAGAAGATTTAGATTGTAATCTTAAATTACCTTTACTATTATTTCTTGGGTTTCTATCTTTGTGATCTACATCTCTACCCAATATACTAGAACCAAGTTTTTTTTTCATAATTCTTCTTGCACCATTTCTACCAGCTCTATTTTTTTTTTGTTCTGATTTAGAGTGATAATTTTTATATTCTGATTTATAATCTCTCATATTATCCTGTCATTGTTAATAAACTTGAACCAGCAGAACTTGCAATTTGTATTTGTTGCATTTTTGCGTTCATTCTAGCCATCTCTCCATTTATTCTAGCAAAATTTGCTTCTTCTAATTTTTGTGCTTTACCTATTTCAGTATTATATTTCATCATTTGTATTTCTAATTCTTTTTCATATAAATTTGAAAGTTTAATATTTGCAGATGTACCACTATCCATAACAACACCAGATTTAGCAAGAGCTACATTGGTAGTTCCTTCAAGTTTTTCAAATGCTTTATTAAATCTTGATAGATCAAGTGCTAACTTATCATCTAAAATTTTTGCTTCATTTTCTTTAACTAAAGCATTTCTATTAGATACGTCTTGATTAAATTTACCTATAGCTCCTGCTTGACTTATTCCAGCAAGTGCTGTTCCGCCAACTATATAAGGTGCTGCTGCTGCTAATGGAGCCATTAAAATATCCTCGCATACATATATTGATCTGTGCCATCAAAACCAAACTTTTTCATTAAACCTTCGTTCTCCAAACCTAACCACTCTGCAAATCTTAAACCTTGTTTAAAATCTTTTCTAATTGCAGTTTGTACTCTTTCTATATTGTGTTGTTTGGCAACTCTAGCAAAATCTTTTTTGATTGCTTTTGCTACACCTAGTGGATGTTTCCACATTTCACTTGATGCTATAACCCAACCTTCTGCAACTCTACCCCAAACCATTTTCATTCCAGCAGCAAAAATAGGATCGTTATTTACAATACCAGTAAAAGCTAAATGATCTTGTTCTAAATTTTTAGCATCACCTTCTACATTAATGTAGTGTCTATCTGCTTCTAATACTTTGTGGTTCATTTGACAGGATAATATAAACTGTCCATGAGCCTTTGTGTAAGGTACTATATGTAGTGTATTATCCATCATTTGTTACTAGCCTTGGGTATAGTGATAAAATTGTTAAAGGTAAAGGTTGAGTTTGCCTTACAATCATAAATCCATCTGTATCATAATCTCCTCTAAATTCTACTTCTTTATCTCCTGTAAAAGGTGGAATACCTTGATCCATAGGATTAGCAGAAGTTCTAAAAGGTACTCTTTCCATATTGTTTAAATCTGGTCCTACTTCAACACCAACACTTTCGTATAGTCTTGCAGTAACTTCATATATTCTTTTTGTTTTAGCTTGTGATGTACCATTCTGTGAACCAGCATCTATTCTCATAGTTTTTAATAATGATGTATAACCTAATCCAACTTTAATTTTGTTTGCAAATCTATCTAATGTAATAGCATTTGATGATACAGTTTTTGTAGGGTGTGTTGCACCATCAGCCAATATACTTACTACTTGACCTTCTAAATGATTTAATCCAGCTACAGAATTAACAACCTGCTTAACAGTTGCACCAGATGTATGAGCTATTGCTGTAGTTATGTTTTGACCTCTTGTACATCCAGTTAAATTATTTGTAGATTTACCTGTGTAAGTAATTATTTCTCCACCAATTTTTATTGTACCAGATGATGTAAAGTCTGTTCCAGATGCTACAATAACTGTTGTAGCTGTTGCAGAAATATCGCCATTTAATGTTGATGTTGCACCGCTGTAAGAAAGTTGAGAATCTAAAAAATTAAATGTAGTGTTATCTGTTTCTGTAAAATCAAATGTGTTTAGATATTCTACATATCTTTTTGTAGCACCATTAATAGTTCTTTTAATAATCATATATAATTCATACTCACTATCTTCAGTTGGTATAACTGCAACTGATTCACATACTGCTTTACCAGTTCCAAATGCTCCACCAAAAACATGTCTATGCCAAGCAACTACTTCTTGTTCTCTTTGATAAGTAAGTGCAACTAATTCACCATCTCCTCTAACGCACCAGATAATTGCTAAAGGTTCTTCTTGGTATGCCATCTCTACAATACCTCCTTCAGTAATGTGTTCGGCAAGGATGGTAAGATCGGGTGCTGTATAACCATCTACGTCAAAGTTATAAGCTAGTTCTCTAATTTTTCTTTTAGCACGTTGTAAAAATAATGTTGCGTTACCTACAGATATACCATCTACATTTGCTGCACCATGGTTAGATTGTTTTTTAATCATAATGTTAGTAGGGGTAATGGCATTATTATCTCCACCGCCAGTAACTGCAAACTCACCACCTGCTGTACCTATAATTAAAGTTCTAGTTGATGCTAGAAATCTAATTGCATTTACTTGGTTGGAAGCGATTGTATAAATAATTGCATCATCATCTGCTACAGTACCACCAATGTTTGCATCCATGTTTTCATAATCACCAGATTTAGAAAGGTAAACTGTTTGTGGATTATTAAGTGTTGCAGCAAATACCAATCGTTGTTCAAAAAAAGTTACACAAGCAGGATGACCAGTGGTGTCAGAGAAAGCACCAAGAAACCAATTAGTAATAGCATTAGCATTTGCAAAAGCTGTAGTTACATTTACTGTTACTTCTGTAGTATTTGTTCTGCCGGTAATTGTACCATAACCATCATTAAAATGTATTTGTCTACCAATATCTGTTACTAAAAATCCAGAACCACCATTGATACCTGTAACCGCAGATGCTGTAATAGTTCTTGAGCCTGTTGATGCAGATGATGGTGTTAGTGTTGTTGAGGTAATGTTAGAATCTAAAAATGGTCCATTAGTAAAATCTACTTCTGTTAATGACCATGATGTATGACCTGTACGAGATAATTTTCTAGTTTTGTGGCTAGGGTGCGTAATATACATAATGTCAGCAGATTGTGCAAATTTAATATCAAACAATTCTGCTTCTAAATAAGGTGATGTAATTTCATAAGGTGAACCACTAGATAATATTTGACCATTGTCTCTGTAGAATCTAATTTTTTGATCGCTAAATTCTAGTATGTAAGTTTGTGTAGTTGAAAATTCAAAAGGAATAAGTCTTGTAGATTTTGAACTATCTCTTACTTCTGCAACATAAGTTGTTCCGGGTCTACGAGCTGCCGCACCATGAGGATAGATAACCATATTTTCTACAGTTGCACATCCAGCAGAATATTTTGCTAAATCATTTCTACCATCTAATCTTGGTGATAACTCACCTGCTGTAAAATTTGAAAGTTGTGCAGCTACTCTAGCCATTTACTAATACCTTGAGTTTATAAATGTACCTGCATCTACAATATCTGACATACCATTTTCTTGTCTTATGTTTTGACCTTCTGTTGAATCTACAAACCTAGCATCTTTTAATTTTTCTTGGTAAGTAACTAGCATGTTTTGTGATGTAGTATTGTTTGATGTTATAGCATAAGCAATGTCTGAACCTAATGCAGCAGATAATGTTTCTCTTAATAATTCGTCATATTGATTGGGATCTTCTACTCTTGATATATATAATATCTTCATAGTTTCATTATTAGATAATATTGATCTACCTTCTACTTGATAGTTAGAATCAAAATCTAATATTCTTAATAACCTTAAACAATCACCCGGTAAATCAAATTTAAACTTGTAACCCCATGGAGGAGTAGTTGTTGATTGTGCTAACTCTACTCTTTTTTGTAAGCAGTTCCAAGGGTGTGATCTGAATACTGCGTCTCTTACTTGAGTATATCTTGAGTTGCAAAGTCTAGCATTTTTTGAATCTTCTGTTAGTGAAAGTATTGTTGTTGCACCTAATTGGTTTAATGCTCCATTGCAAATATCTACTGTTGATGCCATACTACTTCCTTATAATATACTTACGTCTGATTTGTCTATCTTTTTCTAACGCAAATATTTCTTCTGTTGTTCTTTCTTCTTTAGTATCAAAGCCATAATGATTTTTAGAATCGTTTTGAAACCTATCTACTAATACATACCTATACACATAATTATCTTTTTTAAAATGTAATACAGGTTTTAAATCTTGTATTTTCTTCATGCACTCTAGGGGGTTTCCACTCTCGCTTCCACCCCCTAAAATTTTATTTATTAGTCTAGAACGTATGTCATCTGAACTGTAATAAGTCCAGTTGCATTTGCTCCAGCAGTAGTTGCTGTAACTATCAATCCATCTGGTGAATCCACAAGTGAATTTTCACCTAAAGCTGTAGTAGTAGCAATGTTAAAAGATGTAAGTGAAGTTGAAGCAGCTGCTGCTTTGTATTCATCTACATCTGCCGCTACAGCAGTGCCATCAGCTTGTGTATAAGCTGCATGACCTATTGATAGAGTTGTGCTTGAACCAAGTGCTGCATGATTCACTCTTCCACCAATAATTCTAGCACCATCTGGTAACTTGAACATATTGATAGTTTCTTGAGCTGCATCCGCAGTAAAATCTGCGTAAGCAACTCTTACTCTACCATGAAGTTCAGTAGTACTGATCTTTGATGGTGAAGCCGCAACTGTTTTTGCGTATTGTGTTGAATTAGCCATAATTATTTCTCCTTTAAGCTATGATTAGTTTGCAAGAACAGAAATAACTTTCGCTTCTTCCATTCTAGTTGCACCGATTGTTTGACAGTAATACACTTGAGTAGCGTAAGATTTATCTGATCTTTCGTCTATTCTAGCAGTTACGTCTTTACCAATACCAAGTAAAATACCATCTTCTGCGAAGGCAATACATTGAGTATTTCCAGCTCCATTTGTAGTAAGTCTATTAGACACATGAAATTTGAATCCCATAAAAGAATCAATTTCACCTTGTACTAATGCTTTAACTGTATTGAAGTCAGATGAAGTAACAGTGGTGTTATTTAACAAATCTTGAATCTCTGTTGGAGAAACAACAATGTGTCTTTTGATTGAAGGATCAACGTCTCCTGCATCAAGTTTTTGTTTTGCTAAAGCTAATTTTGCTATGTTCATAGTATTAGCTCCACCAGTACCAACTGCTGTAATATTAGCTGCAGGTAATGCAACTGCTGTTCCACCAGATACTCCAGTGTTAGCTGTTCCAAGTGCTGCTGCAATAATTACATCATCCATTGCTCTTCCCATTGCATAAGCTGCTGCTTTTGCGTAAGAAGAAGTTGGATCAATTAGTAATCTAACTTTGTCTTGTTGATCAATCAAATCAGCAAATTCATAATCTGCCAAGCTACATCTTCTTCTTGAGTGAGGTGTATCGATTTGTGGTGTATCAGAATGTCTACTCGTTTTAAGTTGAGCTGTTACTTTTCCAATTTGGTCAAAGTAAGCATCTTTACCAACGATAGATTCTATTCTAACTGCGTCTCTTAATAGAGAACCCATTTGTTGTGATAACATTTGTATATTGGCAGAATACTGCTCTACAAATGCTGTTGTTATTTGTGATGACATATTTGTCTCCTGTTTACATTATTGTTATTATAAAAAACAGAATAGTTCTCCATCAATAATGATAGGCAATTCTTGGATTTAAAGTCTTTTAGACCAGAAGTCTATTCCTTCTTGTCAGTAAGGTTCGTGGAACTTGTCTTACGAATTTTCTTACCTACTATCCAATTATAATATTTTTCTGCGATTGGCAAGGGATCATTTTTCTGTAACTCTGTTCCTGTCTCTTTAACCAACCGCAATACTTCTAATCGAATTTCATTATCATTAAGATTGTTTATCTGCATTGAGCATCTCTCTTAATGTATAAACTTGTTGAACTATCTTATCGTGATCTGGATGTTGTTTGTTCCAATATGGTCCATCAGTGTCATTAGTAATAGCTGATATTTCAGATTCAATATCTGTAACTGAATTTACACTTTCACTTTCAGTTGCAACCATTTTATCTTCTGACATCATACTAGCAATCTTTGCAAAACCTTTTATTATTTCTGGATGATCACCAACTCTTGTACCATCTTGTAATTGCATATCTAATACTTCTGGATTAATATTTGCTTTTGCTAATGCACCAGCTTGTTGTACTTTAGAATCAAAGTCTCTACCCCATTCTGATCTTAACTGTTGTTCAGATTGAGCTTGTGCAGTTTCAGTATCTATCTTTGCTTGTTGCATAGAACCTTCCATATTATTTTTATAAAAATCTAATATGCCTTCTGCTTGTTTATTATTTAAACCAAGTTTGTGAGATTGTTCTGCAAAATTTTTTATTGCATTTTCATCCATGTTTACAACATCTGATTCTACATTTAAACTATATTTGTCTGGAGTTTCTGGTCTGCCAAGTTTTGCATAAACTTCATTCCATTGATCTTCTGTTGAATTTTTATTTGGTACAGCAACTTTATCTTGACCAATCATTCTTGTTGCATTGATGTAAGATTTTGCTAACGCATCTATCTCTGTAAACTTTTCAATGTTTGGATCGTTTCTAAATTCTTCACTGATAGAACTTTTCCAACTTGCCGGAGTATCTCCAGTTGAGACAGGTGTTGCAGTAGGTTGAGGTGTTTCTGTACTTGTTGTTTCTACAGGCACAGTTTCTTGTGTTATCTGTTCTTCTGACATTATTTATCCTTATTGTTTTGCAGCATTGATTTAACAAATAGAATGACGCTGCGTTGTCCTTCCATGTAGGCACTTTCATGGCTATCACCTTTTACGTTAGTGGTAGAATGATAATGACATCTTTTTTCAAGGTCAGATAAAACTTCCTTACCTTCATCTGTACTGAATATAAATTTGTAGTTATTTTGTAATTGTTTTAAAAACTTTTCTAGTTGTTTTGTTTCCATACTATTCCACTAATGCTTTTGCTTCTTCTGGCAATGCTTTTGCTAGTGGTGCTATATCTCCTCCGGCTTGTGCAACTTGTTGCATCTGTGCCATTTGTTGTTGTTGTTCTGCTGCCGCTGCAGCTTCCTCTCTTTCTGCATTAACTTGTGATTGTAACTTCAGTACCTTTTGTGGAATACCCACAAGATCAGCTACATGTTTAACAAGTGCATCAAAGTTTATGTAATCAAATACTGGAGCAACATTAGCAAGTGATCCTAATATTTCTATACCTCTAGTAATTGATGAAAGTTCTGTAGACTTTTGTGCTTTAGCAAGTGGTGATACATATTCTATTTCTATGTCTTGACCAGATAAAAATTCTGGTGCTTGAGCAAATTGGTTTCTTCTTAATAAAATATTAAAGCATCTGTCGATTAGTGGTTTTAATAATTCTGATTGTAGTCTGCCAAGGACAGGACCTAGTAGTCTCATCTTTTCTTCGTTACGTTGGATAACTTCTGTTGCTGTCATTTGCGGACCTGTTTGTAACATCAGTTGATCAACATAAAAAACATTTCTAATAGCAGTTCTTCTTTGCTCTTCCATATTTAAACCTAGTGGATTGTTTGCACCAATGTTTAATGGTTCTATTCTATCTCTTGTACCGCTTCTGTAAAAGTTTAGTCCACCCGGTACAGTTCTTACAGGAAGTAAGAAGCCATCATCCGGAACTAATAGTGGTGGGTCTACTTGTTTCTGTGCGGCTTTGATTGTAGTTTTTGACATTTCATTTAGCATCTTTACGTCTGGCAAAGCTGTCATTGCAGGTGATCTACCATATATCTCATGTGATGCTTTTAAATATCTTGGCACTACGAAAGGGAACTCTTGGAAACCAGATACTGATAATTCATTACCACTATCCATTTCTATGTAGACAGATTCAAATGGCATGTTCTCTGTATCTTTTAATTTAGGATTGTAATCTGATCTTGGATATACAACATGTAATATTTCTATTTCATTGTAAGGGTCTTTAACTGATTGTGCTTGAACTTCTCTTGATACGTTTTTACCAAACTGTTGCATTGCTGCTCTGATTGATAATGTAAACTTTCTGTAAACTGTATCTATTCTACCTTTGTCATCTTCAGCAATATATATTTCGTTGATGTGTCTTGTAGAAAATTTTAATACATCTTCATTATCTTCTTGGATGTGCATGGCTGCAGTACCAAAAGTAATTAGGTCGTGATACAATTCAAATATTTCTTGTTGAAAGTTTGATCTGTTA